CGACTGCGTATCGGTTGCGCGAGCCCCTAAGAACCGCTCACGGTCAAGCCGCTGCGTTGCCGCTGTGAGCGCTCGATTCCGTGAATCAGTGTTGCCTGTGCCCCATTTCGAGGCATCAGAACTCAATACCATTGCATCAACTAACGCATCAGCGTCAGTCAGCGTCAGGTAAGAGTTTGCGTTTGCGGCTCCTGCTGTTGCGACGATTACTACGGCCATCAGTTGATTCCTGTTTGCTGGTCTCCTCCGGTGCCGGAGCAGCGGCAGCCTTGGCGGTGGCTGCTGCTGCTTCCTGCTCCTTCCCCCTTCTAAAAGCGTAGAGCCCCATAGTTATGAGGCTGCGGCTTTCATTACTGCAAAGTTCACGACCACAACCTCACCAGCGGTTGAACCGAGGTTTGACAGTGTGACATCAAAACTCCCTGCAGCAGTAGCCGACACAAACGCCAGATAGAGCCCTGTGCTTGCGCCTGACTGGACGCTAACTAATACAACATCACTGGCGGTCACAGAGCTATTGGTGACGGTAAAAGTCACCTCAGCGTTGCCTGCCAATGATGCGTTATGTGTCGTGACAGCTCCTGATGGAGCATTCACGGTTACGCCTGTCGCCTTACTGGTGAGCTGGGTTACAGCACCGCCGTAGACGTAGCCAATGGCCTTGCCGGCGGATGTTTCAAAGATACTGGCCATGATTAATTAATCCATTGAAGAGACGACGGTGGCGCGAACGATGCCGATGTTTTTCAGCTCGTACACTTTCGACCAGTTGGAAACTGTTGCCAACTGGGTCCGGTTTGGGTTTGCATCAGTCACAGCCCACTTTGCGCCCACCGGGTGGTAAACGTAGTGAAGATCGATTGACATTGCATCAGACTTTTGCAAGATGTCCCGATCAGTTTCGGTCTGAATGCCAGCCTGCTCGCCGCTGCCAACACTGCCTTGAGAGAACATGTAGACAGCGTATTCAGTCGATGCACCAGATCCAACGGTGTTCACGTCATCAGAGACGATAACTCGCATCCCCAAGTAGGTCGGAACTGTGACATCTCCATAGGCGTTAGCGATTGACCCGCCGGATGCAGTTGCATCACCGCCGGCCACATCTGTTGCCTTGACGTAATCGACAGCGCGGCGTTCGACCAACTCGTAATAGGTCTTTGAGTGCATCACGATTGTGTTCAGCTTTTCGCCTTGATCACCGAGCAATGCACGGGCCTGCGAAACCTGACGGGGGCTGAGCGATGTTGGAGTATCGCCAGATTCACCGTCGATCGTTAGCTCAAAGAACGCGGCAGCAGATGACGTGTTGTTGACCGGGCCAAACACACCGCTGAGACATGCGAGCAAGTCCTTTTGACGCTGATGGTTCACATAGCTGGCCATCTTCTGGCCAATAGCGGCCATCGGGTCAGCCCCAGATGCCAATGCTGCTAAATCACGGGATTCAAACGCACGGCCACGATGGAGCACCACGCCCACTTGCTTGCCGGTTGTGATCTTGCCCGGAGTCAGTGAAGAGCTGTCAGACAGAACTTCAAAATCGCCAGCTAAATTGGCTGAGAAAAATGGCACGTTGACGAAATCGCCGCCATCCTCAGACGCATCAAGCTGCGCCAATGGTTGCACAACACCGCTTTGCAAAAATGCGTCACGGCGTGTTGATTCTTCGATCAAATATGGAGTAAAAATCTCCGGGATGATGATGTCACTGCGCAGAACCGCCATGACTAACCTCCTAAAAATGGTTGTTTATTTTTCGGGCGTAACCCTTGCGGCTCTGCGTAGCTTCACCTTCACTACATATTAGCGGCTTGCAGCATTCTTTAACCTCTCGTACAAATCACGATCTGTTTTGTATAGTCGTGACTGCTCTGTCAGGTTGAAGTTTTCAGCACTAAACGGGTTCTTTGTGCCCGGTGTGATCTCACCGCTAGCCCTCGACGATGGAGCCCCGCTGCCCTGCGGCTTTGGTGCCTTTTGCATCCATGCCGGTGTTTTGGCCTTTGCCCATTCCCCAACGGGGGTGCGCTCATAGCCCTCAACGACCACGACAGTGCCATCAGGCTCACGCTGGATTTGGTCGCGTTTCAACTGGGTGTTAAGCACCAGTTGCGGGTCATGCACCACGTCAGACAATGCGCTGACGGCTGGTGCCATCAACTCAAGCTCTTGCACGCGATCGGTCAGCTCTTGAATCCGCTTGTCTTTCTCAGTAGCTGATTCCCTGAACTGCTGCTCAAGTGCAGCTTTGGCCTCGGCGTATTGGCCTTTGCTTTCCAGTTGGTCTTGCTCGGCCTTTGCCTTGAAGTCAATCAGGGCCTGAACGTCAACATCAGCAGCTTTTGCTTTGTTCAGCTTGCCAATCAGCTCATAATTCTTGCGCTCTAATGCTTCAACGCTTTTCTTTAGCGCCTCAACATCAGCTGTTGGTTGTTCTTGCTCTTGAGACGTAATCTCGTCGGTCATGTGAAACCCGTAAGGCTTATTTACCTCACCACCTTACTTTATTCGCCCAAAAGGCTGCAGAAGTTTTGCCTTTGGCGATGTTTTTGGCGTGTCGTGCTTTGAATGATGCACGCTTTGCCTTATCAGCTGCTGATTCACCTTTTCGGGGTGGCTTTGGCTTTGCGCCCTGCATCCCGAAACGAATCAGCTTCGGTTTGCCGGCAACCTTCACCACGACAGCGTGACTTTTGCCGCTGGGATGGCTTGGCGTTCTGATCGGCTTGTCATAGCCGTCAAACGTATGGCCGCCGCGCTTGATGCTCACTTCTTCTTTGGTGCTGCTTTCAGTTGTGACCTGCGCTTAAGCACTGGGTTGCCTGTCGACTCTGACGTGAGTTTGATCACTGGATCGTCAGCAGTGCCGACCCTGACGATGTTGCCGCCTCGAGGCCCTTTGATTGCTGCCCGAGCCCCGCCCATCGCGGTAACAGTGCCAAACGTGCGTTTGCCTTGGTAAACCCAGCTGACGCGCTGCCCTTTTTTCATTTCTTTTTGCCGCCTTTCTTGGTGCCTTTTGGTTTCTTATAACCGCCGCATTTCATGGCTTGGTTGCTGTTGTCCTCATTCTACGGCTGCCCGTACCTTGCCTTGAGCTGCTTCAACGTCAACTCTGAACCATCATTTGCAACAAACTTACGGATTGCATCCTCTGGCCCATATTTCTTCACCAGCTTGTTCCAATAAGGGATCCTGCTAGGCCCCAAAACGTCGCGTTTCACGTTGTCGCCCTGCTCTTGCAACCATTCCCCATAAGACTGATTTGCCGGAACCGTCCGCGTCTTGGCGGCTTTGCTCATCGGCCCTGAAATAATGCCCGGCCTGCGTATTGCGCTGGGTGGCGGTTCAGGCATCCCAAGCGCTGCATAGTCAATCTCTGGGACGGTAGTTGATCTGCAGTTGAAATGTTGCGGGGGTGTTGGCCCCTTGCCGTACTCAAATACCTGCTGATCTAATGCCCTGCAACGTGCCGATGTTCGTGAATCCAGCGTCGCCACGTATTTGTATTTTTCCGTAATCTCAGCGCTTGCCTTGTAGGTGGCCTGGCTGATCGCATTGGCCACTTGATTGACGCTAGTCCTAACCAACGTATTCACCTGATGATTGGCCACTGCTGTGAGCTGGCCCCCTGCCTGCGCTAGTTGCCGCACTGATAGCGGCCCAAAATCAGCAAACTTCAGACGGCCCTTCAGGCGCCTTGCCATTTGGGGCCCTGAATCGCCTGCCAAGAACCCAGACTGCACGGTTTTGGTGAACAGCTCAGCTTGAGATTCAGCGATGCCCCGAAACGCCTTCGATACGGTTGAGCCATTCGGCAACGTGATCTGAGCGCCCTGCGTTGCCGTCAGCCTGAATGTTGCCGGAGATGGCCCCACTGCTTCCAGCAGATCATCAGATAAAACATTCAGGCCGATCTCAATTGGATCTGTCATCACGACAGCACGGGCAAAAGCTGGATCGATCTGCAACGACCTGACCTGTTCGATCATGTGGTCTGGCACCATCTCCAGCAGCTGCGCCCTGATGAATTGCTCCTCAAATGTGGCCAGCCCCTGCAGCTCCCCGGCCAGCAATGCAGAGCTTTCGCCGGCCCAGTTATCGAGGCTTGCCCGTAGCTGCCTGACGATCTCCCTGAGTCTGGTTTGACGGTCAAATGCCCGTTCATCTTCGACCAATATCTGCAGATCCGCGACAGCTTGCAAAATCAAACGGTTGTAAGCGATCGCAATTTGCTTTGCCTCAGCATTGCTGAACCTGTTCAGATCAACAGCGTGCCGATAAAACTCAGACGGGGTGCTCATTCCTGCAGTCCACCGGCAGCCGTTGCCTCAAGCTCCTCCTCAAGGTCAAAGTCATCACCAAGCACTTCCCCTGCCTCAAGTTGCGTCAACAGGGTTGATTGCGTGATCGTGCCGGCCAGGTAAAGCTCGAGCAGCGCTTTAATTTCTGCAGGATCCATGCGGGAGCCCATGAAATCACGGTTGATCAATGCGCTGCCGGGCGAGGCATCGTTTAGGTAGGCAGCATGAAACCGCAGACAATTATCGATCATGTCCTGCATGTTTTGGGCAATCACCATCATCGTTGAGTCGCCTTGGCTGCGATCAATGCGTTTTGACTCGGCTGTTTCGGCTGAAAGCTTCTGACCCAGCACACTGGATAGGCCCAGCTCATTGATCTGCTTTTCGACCTGATCCAGCCGCTGGAACAATGCGTTAAAGCTGTTGCCGGCTGGCTCTAGGTATTGCGCTGATGCGCCTTCCGGTAGCGCAAGCGCTTCATTTGGCCCTGCGCTGATCTCTTCTGCTGATTGCGGGAATCCGAAAATCGCCAGCATCGGAACTGCCGCCACATGCAAGATGTTGTCAAGATCTGATTGAACTTGATACGCCTTGATGTTTAATTCACCGATGTCTTCCATCGGTGGTTTTGATTGCAGATAATTGACGCGGTTGCTGTATACAACTGAAAAGGGTATTTCGCTTAGGCTTGTTTTACCTTCCTCAGATAATGTGTAGTCTTTCTTTTCGTCTTGCCTGAATAGCTGGTAATATCCTGGCGTCAATACTCTCACTTGATTAACTGTTTTTTCTCCGTATTCCCCATCAGGTTCTGTCACCTGCTCTTTTAGCCTGAGCTGCACAAGCCGGGGCTTGCCGTCTTGCGTTTCAGTGCGCCAGCCCAAGATGTCTCGCGGGGTGTAGGCGCACCAATAGGGCCTACCGTTACCGTCTGATGGTGCATCAACTAAAACACCAGCATGGCCATATCGGATCGCCTTACGGGCTGTTTCATACACCCAAGTGTTTAGATCATTGCCCTGCCGGTCAACGTCGAACAAGTCCTCACGGATGCCGTCGCTGATGTCATTCAGCTTGACGGGCTTGCGGGTAAGCATCCCGGCCAGTAGCCGCTCAAGCCTGACGTAATACGGTTGCAGCGTGCTGCGAAGCAGCCTGTTCTGATAGGCATCATCAGTTTCACGCGGCTCCTGCGGCAAGTATTTACGGCCCTCTTTCCTGATGCCATAGGTGCCCGTCAGCAGGCATTCGATCAGCTCCCAGTGTGGTTCCTGATCGATCCATGCCTGATTCGGGTCATAGACATTTACGACCGTCGAGGTTTTAGTTCTATTCCGTGCCGTGGATTGATAGCCCAATGCAGCCGCCGCCTTTTGCTAACAGTTTAAGCCGGCTGATCTTTGATGATTTTGGCGCGGCCATTCGCATCAACTTGAATCAGCTGATGCTTCCGCGGTTCACCGTGTTTTGGGTGCAGCAAACGGCCCACAGCGGTTACGACGGGCCGGGTCATGCTGTTGCCTCTTCACCGTCTTCAGTCAGCAGTTCGGCGACTGTAAGCCCGGCGATGATGTCGCTTTTGGCTAGTTCCAACGCGCCGACAAGCTCAATGACGCTCAGACCTTCAGTTTCTGCGATCAGGTCGTCAAGAGCGTTCAGAAATTCTTCCATGATGCTGGGGATGGGTTCGGCTTTAACTTAGCAAGAGGCATCAAAACAGGCATGGGCGATCTAGACGTAAGCGTTACCGCAGACGATTGCGTGAGGGTGTGCCTGACAGAGGAAGGGATCACCAGCTGTTGCACGGTGTCTTCGTATCACTTGGTGGAATCACACCGTAAGCAGCTGCAGCGAGCGAATGCAAGGAAAGCAGCGGATGCTTATGGCATTAAAAAGCCCCAGCGGCCCGAATCGCTGAGGCTTTGAACCCACTCCCAATGAAGCCTGAGACCCATTAACTCAGGCAACGTGCTGAGCGTAGCAGGTCAGCCGCTGCGGCGGATAAGCACTAAAAAACCCCACTCCCGGCAAGGAGTGAGGTCTGGGGGATGACGGTTCTGCCTAGAACCTATGAATGAAGCATCGTAGCAGGTCAGCTCCTGCGTCGCTTGGGCTTAGTGACCTTGATCATCGGCAATCCTGTTGCTTTGGCTTCTGCCAATCGATCAGATCGAAGCCTCATGGAGTTGTTTTTTGCCCGTTCTGTTCTGGCGATGCCTGCTTGATTCCTAACGATCTGCGCTCGCCTTTTTGTGGATGGTGCTGAATAAATATCTTTTGCGGTGTCTGCGCGAAGTGTCCTGCTGATCTGCGAGGGAGACAACCTGCGGCTCCCAGGCTTAGGGCTTTGGTTTTTTAGCCGTTGGATGTTTGCCTGGTTGCGTTGTAAGCGCCCAGATTGAGCCCTCAGCTCGGCTGAACGCCTGCGGATTGCATCATTACGGCTAGCCTCCTTCGCCAACTGCTTGGCCGTCGGTTGCATTCTTTGCCTCGGCTTGTTGGGCATTCGGGTCTGAACCTTTAGTTTTTCCAGCCTGAGTCCTGCGGCATTTGGTCCGGCCTCTTTGATTTGCTGGTTCAAGTTCTTGATTCGTTTATTCCCCTTCGCCCGGCCAATCTCGCGGGTGAAGTCTGTCCCGTCTTTAGGTATTGCCTTCCGGCGCTTCGCTGCTGCTGGCTTCGCTGCTGCTGGTTTCGCCCTGCTCTTCTTCCCGCCAGTTGCTGGATCTTGGCCCCGTGCTCCTTTCGTCAACCTCCCGCCATTGGCCGTTACGCTTTTTTTGGCGCGTCTCGGGGTTTTTGGTATTCCTTTTCCCGCTGGAGTCATCCTAATTGGATCAGCAGGCGCAGTAAGCCGGTTGTATTTGCCAAGCAAACCTTTCGATGCCAACGATTGATTGACGCGCCCTGCCCGTGCATTATTGCGACGAATCTGTTTCAACCCTTCGTTCAAGCTTGGCGCCTTATCAACAACAGCCTTTTGCCGCTTGGCAAGCTTGCCCATGATCCTGTCTGCTTGCTGCATTCGCTGCAAATCAGTCTTTGATCGTCCTGCTGTCTTCGCTGCTGCTGGCTTCGCTGCTGCCCGTGCGCTATTGGCCGTTACGCTTTTTTTTTTGGCGCGTGCTGCCGTGAGCTTCTCGCCTTTCTTGATCCTCGCCCTCAAGACATCAGGGTTTTGTGTCCGTGTTAGCCGTGAAGTTGTCTTATACGAAGCGCTGATTTTTCCGCTGTAAATGTCTTTAGCCCTCTTCGCAACAGACGCGCTGCGGGATTGTTTCGCACTGCCGGCCCCGTCACCCCTAGCGGCATAGGCTTTCCTTTCGTTGCTGATAGCCCTTTTGACCCGTGCAAGCTCCCTTGCCTTTTGCTTGCTGCGTGGAGCGTCTGCGCCTGCCTTAGGCGTTGAGGCTGATCTCCGGCGCTGCATATTCTTGAGCTTGGCTGACGCGCTATTGGCCATCCGCCGTTCGTTAACGTCTGCGCCTCTTAGATCTGCATTTCTGCTTCGAGCGTCTTCGCTGGCACGCTTGTAAGCAACTTTTGCCTTATTGGTTGGCGCCTTGCTGGTCCGGGCGACTGTCGGCTTCGAGCGTGCTGCTGGCTTCGCTGCGCCAGGATCCCGCTTGATCTTCCCCTTGATGGCACCTGCAGGCTTACCGCCGGTCTTTGCTTTTACCGTTTGAGTTGCCCGTTTCTTCCCACTTTTAGTTTTCAGCCTGCCACCGCGAGCAGTGGCGCCAGTCGTAGCAAACCGCCCAATGGAGTCGCGAACGTACTTTCTGCCAGACCTACCGCCGCGCTTAGCCATTGCCCAATGTTTCGTTAGTACAGTCTAATGCCGGTGCCACGGCCAGCCCTGCGATGCAGTGGGTTCAGCTCACGCCAAACGAGATAGCCTGCCGCATCGTTCATGTGGTCATGGCCAGATTCTTTGTCAGGTTCCTGCCGTTCGTTATATGCCTGCAGCTCGAGGCATTCGATCAGCTTTTTACATCGGGGGTTGATCTGGATTCTGATTTCACCTTTGCCGTTCTCCAAAGCACCCTGAACAGCAGAAACCCGATCACGAACGGGGGGATTCGCTCTAGGCGATTGGTTGCTGATGCCATAGCTGGCCAATATCTCCAGATCAGTTTTAGTTGCATTTGTGGAGCGGTTGCCACCTGATGCGTCGGGGTAGCCGTAAAGCGTCCGGCCTGGATAGCGAGCGCAGAGCTCTTGTGCCAAGGCATCAGTGTCATGGGCGCCGCTGATTTCGTCGATGAAATGCAGCGCATTGCCAGACTTGATCGCAATAACGGCATTCATATTTGTCACATTGAAATCAATGCCGATCCTCAACGGCTCTTCTCCTAACGGATCATCGTCAACGCCTGAAACATGCTTCGCCCGGTCAAACCTGTCGTAGACAGTGCCGGTTGCCAGGTTTTGATAAATGCCCTCTAGATAGGCGCGGCATTGCTCTTGGGTGTAACGGCTCAGCAGGTCATCAACAAAGCCCGGCCTGAGGTTGTGGGCATTGTCGGAGGTCTTCATCCTGAGTAGGGCCCTGCGCTTGCCCTCCCGCGCTGCATCAGTGCCAAACGTTTGATAATGAAACCCGAAGCCTTCGGGCGTTGAATAGCAGTGGAGCTGGTTAAAGTTTCCGACCCTAATACGGCCCAGAATCTTGTCATAAGCACGCTGAGCGATTGATGCTTTCGCGGTATCAACCTCGTCGATGATTGCGAAGGCCCAGTCGTCTCCCACGATTCTCGAGTAGTTTTCAAACGAGAGACCAAGGATTGTTGAATCCCCGCCGGGGAAGTGCAGCGTGTGGCTTACATACGGCGCCACCCTTGGGGTGTATGGAATGCTGAAACTGTCTAGGAAGTCCTCAAATTTTGGTGCCCAGATTCGACGGACCATATCGCTGGTAGGTTCCATAACGCAACCAACAAAGCCTTGATTTAAGGCGGCCATCTTGACGGCAACAGCATGTGCCGCGTAGGTCTTACCGCTGCCATAGCCGGCACTGATGCCGATTTCAGGGATGCTGTTGGGTGATCCGCCTTGTGATGTAGCGATAGCGCTTAAGCGTTCAACCTCAAAGGCGCTGAGCTGGCCGGGGTTAAGTGTTGCGGCGATGCGTTGCAGCAGGTCATCAACATCCGCTAGGGCTGAACGGGTACCAACGGCTTCAACCTGCAGTTCTGCCAGCCTGGCCAGTACCGGGTTATTCCTCTTCATTCGGCACTAATTCTTGGCCGGTTTTGGCTTGAATGCGTAGCAATACGGTCCGCTCTTGTTCTGGCGTGAGGTTTGCTTCAGCTATGGCTGATACTGCGGCTTCGATGCCTTCATTTCGTGCGCGTGTTACGGCTGCATTGTCGCTGTAGTGCTTACGATATGAGGGGCTATGAGTGAGCATCCATTGCGCTGATTTACTGTCACCTTCTTGGGCGCAATTTGTGATGATGTTGATGAATTTATGAGCGCCAGCTGCACGACCTTCATTAAGGGCTTGCAAAAGTTGTATTTCTTCTTCTGTAGGATCGGGGCCTTTTGCATTGCGAAGCCATAGCGTAATGGCCTCATAGCTGACACCAACTGCGGCTGCGATATGTTCTAAAGCTGCGCCATATTCTGCGAGATGACGAACAGCTTCAATTACCTTTGAGTTTAGCTTGTAATGTCGTCGTCTTAAGTTTGCCATTTTAACCAACTATTGCTGAACATTATAGCGCAGGCTCAATAGAAGCCCAAGTTCGGCCAAAGCGAATGTGCTGAATAGCACTGAGAGAAACATCGTATTGAAGTGCAAGTTCATACGAAGTGTAGGTATTATTTTGCAAAAACTTTTTGATGTCAGCAACTTCAAAGGGTTGGAGTTTTGCATTTTGCGGCGTACCGCAAACACGTTGGCGGTTAATGACGATTTCAGGAGTCATGACCTGCTCAGTCCTGAAGGGATGGTTGCAGGATGGGCATCGACGGTAACGGATACGGATTCCGGCTTTGCGTCTTGTGCATGTGGTCTGAATAACGGGCTCACCGCATTTGGGGCAGTCGATTGGCATTTATGTGTTTAGGGGTTGTGAATGGCCGGGGGATGGATCAGCCCCAGTAGCTGCCCTGTATTTCCGCGTCACGCGGTTTTGTATTTGCAGGCTCCCCGGCCTGGTCATTAGCTGTCCTCCAGTTGGTCAATCGCTAAGAGAAGCTCTTCTTTGGTAGCGCCTTCTGTAACCAATCGCTGAAGCTTTTCCGTGGGAGTTTCAGCGAAATACCATTCGCGACCGTTAATTGTCCCATCAACGTCGCCAAAAACGTTGCCACGAACATCGCCAGTAACGTTGCCACCAACGTCGCCAATAACGGAGTCCTCAATGTTGCCAAAAACATTGCCACCAATATCGCCGTAAACGTCGCCCTGAACTTTGCCGTAGATGTCGGTTTTAACGCCTGAGATGAACCAACCGCCGTCTACCCCTTTTTCAACGAAGATGAGATCAAGGAGTTCGTCGCGTGTGATCTGATTAGTCATTGAGAGTTAATCTCCAATTAGTTTTAAGCGAGGAGCGCAGGAAAAGGGGCCGAAGCCCCAGCAGCGGTCATGGTTGGTCGATGTAGTGGATTCGGTAGTAAGAGTCAGAGATGAAGGTGTTTACCTGAAAGGTACGCTTGCCCTCCCACTCTCGGTTAAGGGAGTCAACCGCTGTCTGGGCTTTGGCTTCGTCGATGTACCAAGGGCCAAGGGTGACGCCTTCAGTTTGGGGCGCGAAATAACGAGTTGCGGTCATGAATCTTAAGCGAAGGGTGCCATCTCTGGCGTGATCACAGTGTAGACCATCCAAGGCATTTTGTCACCAGTCAACTTGTGGTTCAGCAAAACTGAACGGTGACTCGCACGGACGGACATCAATCTCTAGGCGCTGATTCGACAACGTGATCATGGGGTTACCCAGCCGTTCGAGCGTGATGCTGTCGGGATTGGAGCCATCCCGAACGACATAGCCGCCGGACCAAATGCCGTCGCGGTTTACCTCGACAGGGCTCCCAAGAGCAATTGGATCTTTAGGTAGAGAGTCTCCTCCTTCTTCCCCCTCCTGAAGGTGTGTTTTTATGGATCTTTTGGATCTTATGGCATTAGATCCAAAAGATCCCTTAGATCCATCCTGGGGCTCTCTCAGGAGGTCAGCTGAATCATCCTCTGCAGCTAAGGCGAACTCGCTGACTTTCCAGTACCGTTTCGGGCGCCTGCCGGTCGGCTCAGAACGGCTGACAAAGGCCAATCCCATCCCCACAAGATTGCCAAGCTCGCGGCCAATGTGCCCTGTGGATTTGGCAGGAGTCATGTTGTGAGCGATCTCATCAGCAGGGACATCAGCGCCGAGCTCAGAACGCATTTTGAGGTAATCAAAAACGTCACCACGAACGCCACCGAGAGACGCAATTTTTTTGCGAACCAGCTCCACTTGCTGAGAATGCTCAAGGCTGCCCTTTAACGTCCAATTCCCCTCTGAAAGGTATTCAGCCTCAACGCCTCCTAGCTCGCTGTAGCCGCGGCCAGAACCGACAAAGCCAACGCGCTTGTCAATACGGGCCAAGCCTTCGCTTTCATCTCTGACCCAACGCATCAGCACACCCCAAGAGGGAATGGATGTGATGCTGCTGCTGCCTCGGCATTCAGCTACCCAATCCCAAGTCGTTGGATATTTCTTGGTGTGATGGAGCACAAGAATGGTGGCTCCTGTTTGGCTGAGATCTGCCATCGCTGTTCTGATCGGTTCAGCGAAGCGTGCGAGGTTCTCCTCTATGCCACAGGGCTCCATCATTGAGCTGAGGCTGTCGATGATGACCAGCGGGAACTGGTAACGCTCGATCTCCTCCCGCATATGGCGTATGCCGTCCTTAGTGAAGTTAAATTCCTCTTTGGTGTCAACGCTGCAAAACAGATCTATGGCGTTGGAGTCCAACTGCTTGGCATCGTTGATCAGCCCCTCGCGGCGCAAGTAATACTGCCAATTGCCTTCAGATTGGTCTGTGCCGAAAATCAGCACCGGCATCCGCGTTTCAGAAAGTTTTAGATCACGGCCCAGAAACTGCTCACGTCGATCACGGATAGCAGCAACCAAACCACAGGCGAACGATGATTTGCCAATCTTGGGCTGGCCAATGAGGAAGTTGGCTTCGCCTAAGTGAATCAGGCCATCAAGCATGAACGAGGGTTCCTCTTCTAGGAGGGTCTCGCCGCCTTTGTAGACGCGCCCTTTGCGTTGGCTGCGTTCTGCTCGTTCAAGATATGCTTTCAGCTCAGCATCTTTGACGTCCTCGTGAATGCCGAGGTCGTATGCCTGGTTTCTCATCAGCGGGAGCCAATCCCGCTCTCGCTCTGTCTTGATCAGGTGCTCCGCATGAACTGCTAGGTCGTACAGGGCTTGCTGAAGCTTTGGTTTGATTTCGTCTGGTTTTTTGCTCATGTTCTTTGTCAAATTTGTTTATGGCTTTGTCTGAGGCTTGTTTCCAGATTGCGAAATAATCGATCGATTCGTCGTAATCCGCCAATGGAGCTAGGGCTTGCCAGCGCAGCAGTTCATAGGCGCGTTGGTTAGGAGTCACGGCGCCGTTTAATTGCTGCGAGACCTTCCATCGCGAGATAATTCACCCAAGCCGTGCGAGACATGCCGGCCGGCAGGGATTCATCAACAGATCTCAGCACCTTTCCATCGATAATGACCCTCGCTGCTCCGCTTTGGCTTGGCATAGTTGTGGCTTGCTTTGCACCTATATCGTGACATAATTATGCCAGCGCACAAACATCATGCTGCAACCAGACCCCAAGATTGAGTTCTTCGATCACACTCACAAGTTCCGATACAACGGAAAATGGATGGTCCATTCCGTCACCAGGGTAATCAACGATCTGACGCCTCAAGCCCTCGAGCGGATTATGGCCACAAAAGACGGCCCCGACGGGTGGGCTATCAGGGGCAGCACCGTCCACAACGCACTTGAAAAGTTTCTTTTGGGGCTGGCAGGTGAGGCTGAGTACGGGTTCGCCTACGATGAGAAGTGGGCTCCATGGATTGAACCCTTGATTGACCACTGGCTGTGGGAAGGCTGCAAAGTCCTTGGCGTGGAATTCAAGCTATGCGATCCCAAAAAAAGCTTGGCAGGCATTCTTGACTTTTTGATCGTTGACAAAAACGGGAACACAATTCTAGGAGACCTAAAAACTGTCAAAACGTCGAAAAACATTGACCAACGGAAGTCGGCCGACAAGCAACTAGGCGGATATTTGATGATGCTTCTTGATTCTCATCAGCTTTCTGTAGACAAGTGCGTAACGCTGATTTCAGGCCCCGGCGCCACGGCAATAAAAATCAGCAAGCCTGATGACTGCTTGACCTCTTGGCTAGACGCTTGGATGAAATTTGAAGCACAGCAGCCAGACTTTTAATGAGCAACGCATGGGTCAAGGCGCAGCAGCGCAAGCTTGACGAAAAGATCACGGCTGAATACGTCGCCGCGACTTCCCCGCAACTGCCTGATGATGATTGGACTTATGGACTGGACAACAATGCTTGGCAAGCTTGGTCTCGAGGCTCCTGGCTACCAGAAGACGCTGGCTGACTGCAGAGCCCGCCCGTGGACAAAGCCTAAGCGGAAAGCGACGTCCTCAAGATCTAAGCCTGCAAAGAAGCCTAAATACCCAAGCGCAAAGCACGGCGCTAATTGACTAGCTATCTCCGCTAATCGATCTGCCAGCGGCAAGCCCCAGCCCCCGAAAAGGCTGAGGCAGCAGATCAACCCCTTATGCCAATGCCCATCGACGTGCTGTTGTAGGGCTCGTTTTTAGCTGTTGTGCAATCTGTTTGTATGTCCGTCCTTGGCGTCTGAGGCGTTTGGCGTGTTGCTGAGGTGATGCGGTGATGTAGAGCAGGATAATTACGGGAAGGATCAGCAAGGCAGCGATCCAAGCGAAAGCGCAAGTCATTGATTCAAATTTTGATTGGTTTTTGTCGACCGGCGAGCGACGCTCAGCCCTGAAGACTCAGCCAATATGGCATACCAGCGCAGGCAGCTGCTTGTTCGCTCGACACCTGCTATATTTTTATTCAAGCGGGACAACGGAGCCACCAGCCCCGCCGCTTTTGACGCTGCCAACGACCTCTTCACCTAAAACCATGCTTGCCCCCAATCTCATGACCAGCCACACGCCAACGCTGCTAGATGCGCAATGAGGACCTACCTAGACACCAATGTTTACGACGCTTCTATTGAACGCTTAGGCTTTATCTTCAAGCACTTTAAACGTGTCTACGTCTCTTTCTCTGGGGGCAAAGACAGCGGAGTACTTCTAAACCTCGTTATTGACTACGTTCGTTCTCATAATCTTGACGTCAAAATTGGCGTTCAGATTATGGACAACGAAGCCAACTACACACATAGCGAGGAGTTTATGCACAAGATCCTACGCGCTAACCGCGACATTCTTGACATCTACTGGTGTTGTCTGCCTATCACCCTGCCTTGTACTGTCAGCTCTTACGAGATTGATTGGCAGTGTTGGGGTGAAGCTGATCGGCACCGTTGGATTCGTCCCATGCCTACCGACGATTACATCGTCAACCTTGGAAACCACCCTTTTGGCGATCTGTTTATCGAAAACATGGATTACGCCACGTTCTGGGACATGTTTGCAGAATGGTACAGCCAAGGGCAACCGTGCGCCAACTTGATTGGTATTCGTACCGTTGAATCACTAAATCGGTTTCGCGCCATCGTTAACCAAGCCAAGGAAACGATGCATGGTCAGATGTGGACCAAAAAAAACACAGATCACACCTACAACTGCTACCCAGTTTACGATTGGCGTACAGAAGACATCTGGACAGCAAATGCAAAGTTTGGATGGGAATACAACACTCTGTACGACTTGTTTTACATGGCAGGCATTCCCATCAAAACAATGCGGGTTGCATCGCCATTTATGTCAGAATCCAAATCCAGTCTGGCCATGTACCGCGTCATTGATCCGCAGATCTGGGCGCGACTATGCGCCAGAGTTGGCGGCGCCAATTTCATGGCCACCTACGGCAAACAGCTTGACTACAAATCATTCCGTTTGCCTAAAGGGCATACGTGGAAATCATTCGTCAAGTTTTTGCTAGCAACGCTGCCAGAACAGTCCAGCACAAATTTTAAGCAGCGCTTCATTCAATCCATCCGTTACTGGGGGCGAGTGGGGCGCGGACTGCCAGATCAAATCATCGAAGCGCTAGACCGTATCGGCATCCGTTTTTATATCAACGGCACAACACGTCATGGCGGCAACAACCTTCGCCGCGTCGTAATCAAAGTGCCGCCCGATCATCTTGACAAGCTGCCTTGTCATAACAGCATGGTGACTTCATGGAAGCGGTTTGCAATTACCGTTCTCAAGAATGACCACACCTGCAAATACTTAGGGCTAGCACCTACTCAAGAGCAGCAGCGCCGCCAAAAAAACATTCAGCGCAAGTACAGCCAAGTCCTTAATCAATCCAAAAAATGAAAATCCTCAGTTCTTCAGCGCTTCCATCTGAACGTGTTGTTCAATGTCCCAAGGGTGGGTTTACTAGCCATCGCTTAGTCACTGAAAGCGATGGCATGGGTTACAGCATGACCAAAACTATTGTTCATCCTGGCAAGCCTCATCGCTGGCACTATCAGCATCACCTTGAAACCTGCTACTGCGTTAACGGTGCGGGTGAAATAACCAATGAGACTACTGGCGTTACCAATGCCATTGGCCCTGACGTGACATACGTGCTGGACAATCACGATGCTCACGTTTTTGAAGCTTTTCAGCCAACTACGTTGATCTGCGTTTTTAACCCACCACTAAAAGGAGATGAATTGCATGACGAGAACGACTCATACCCTTGGCGATCCCCGGTTTACTCCGTACGCAGTGTTCCTATCGAGAAAGTTACCGCCAATGATTACAACCCCAACTCTGTTGCGCCACCTGAGATGGCATTACTCGAAACATCGATTTGGGAAGACGGCTACACGCAGCCTGTCGTTGTGGTGTATGACGCAGAACGCGACGCTTATGTAGTCATTGACGGTTTTCACCGCTATCTGACTCTGAAGAACAGCGATCGCATTCGCGAGCGAGAAGGTGGCAGGCTGCCAGTCGTTGTTTTGCGTAAAGAGCTTCATGACCGAATGGCATCAACCATTCGTCACAACCGCGCTCGGGGCTCACACAACATCGAACTTATGAGCGTAATCGTGGCTGAATTAATTGAAATGGGTAAAGGTGACGCTTGGATTTGCAAGCACATTGGGATGAGTCCTGATGAGTTGTTACGGTTAAAGCAGGTCACAGGTTTGGCTTCTCTGTTCTTGGGTAAAGACTTCAGTAAAGCTTGGGATGTAGAGCAGATCGACGAAGTTGCTGAGGATTTAGACGATGAAGCTGACAAGAGTTTGGTTGCCGTTTGAGTCATGGGAAGAAACCAGATTCAATATGTGGGGGGAGGTGTCAAATCGGCGCCTCTACCTACAGCGTGCAATTTGTTTTACAGGCAATCATCGCCTGTATGGGCGATACATGAGACGTGTTACCGAGGAGTGGCGCAACAGCTGCGTCAATGCTCTGACGGACTACAACCTGAACCGTCGCGCATGGATTGGTCACGCAGCTTGCGCTTTGGCACTGCGCTGCCCAGAAGACATCACACGACACGCATGGAGCTTTTTAAGCAATGAGCAACAAATTTTGGCGAACAAGCAAGCTAATCGAGCCATTCAGTCCTGGGAAATGCGCTACCGACAGAGTGCGCGAATATCGCCAGCAATGGAGGCGCCGTTGCTATTTGGACGAAATACCTGAAGAGGTGCCCAAAAAGGTAGCAGCGTCTGGTCGAGCCCCATCTTGGAAAGCAGTAGCTGTTGCGTTATTACAGAACGACCTGCATTTGTATCAGCTTGGCTTTGCCCGGCCGGCTTATGAAAAACAGCGTCGTGTTGTGCGTTTAGGCCAAATCGCAATGCATGGCCAAGCTGCGGAAGGGACGCAGCTCGAACTGTTTGATTCGCTGAGGTCTTGATTAAATGGCAGCAACTAAACGCAAATTTATGGCAGTGACCATGAAACCTGAGCTTTACGCCAAGGCTCAGGCAATTGCCGCCAAAAGAGACCTAAGGGTGACAGCCTGGGTCCGTGAGGTAGTTGAAGCTGAACTGAAAAAACTTGGTCATGACTGACACACCGCTGCTTGAATGGCGCGAACACCTACCGCCACATGCTGACAAGCTTCAGGCTGGCTGGCTTGAGTGCAAAGCCCGTAACCCTCAGCTACTCAACCAGTGCTATCAGCTGTGCCTCACCGCCAAGCGTCGCGGGATCACGCGGTGGTCAGCTGATGCGATGTTTCATGTCCTGCGCTGGGAGACTGCAGCATCTATGAACGACAACGGGCTCAAAGTAAACAACAATTACAGCAGCTTGGCGGCTCGTGACCTGATGGCAGAGCGCCCGGAGCTGCAGGGATTCTTTGAGCTCCGGGCCAGGAAGGCTCGGGGGAATCAAGGCCAAATTCATTGATCTGGCCTTGACGTTCCCGGGATGGTATGCCATCCTGACTTTAGCGGGCGACCGCACCCACTCTGCTTGTTTTATGACTCATCCCCACTTCTTGCTTGGCCTGTGCTTCGGCGCCGCCCTCTCCGTTTTTGCATTCCTTCATGGGACTTCTCAGGTTGCTCCGGCTTTTACCGATCAAGCTCCAATTGCTCAAGCCCACGCAACCGGAGAATTTACAGGCCCCTGAGCAGCATCTTGGGGCTTCGGCCCCTCTCCCCTCTATCAGCCCAGCAAACCCCGATCGATTGAATGATGACATCCTCACCCATCTCGAAGGCTACAAAGGCCATCTCTCCCGCTGTTACTCGGCTCATCTTGATTGCTGATCTCAAGCGTGAAATCAAAGAGCTAGAAGCCGATGTGAAGAGAGAAGTTGAGCTTTTAGAAAAAGAGATTTTGTTAGGTCTGCTTGATGAATATGCTGACGGTGATTCTTTTGTTTATGACGGCATTAAATGCACCACTGTCGAGACTAAACGCTGGAAGTATGGGAATGAAATTAAAAGTACAATTAAAGAAATTCAAGAACGTGCTCAGCTTGACGGCGGTGCAACTCAAGAAAAGACAACCTCGCTCCGATTTACTTTCTGATGACTAACCACCCAGGAACTTCTTCGTCCTATATTCGAGCTGGTGCTGATTGGCAGTTGGAGGAGTGTATTGCTTGGCTTAACGAAACAATCTCCGAGCGTGGGAGCAGCCTCGAAGCGGTAAACATCCCCGAAGAACTCAGGGAAGCAATGCGCCCAACAACAACAACACAGGAGGAAAACTAATGCTGACTGACCTAACACAAAAGCTTGCAAACTTGGTTTTTAACGATGTTCAAATGTATGACGGCGATAGTCAACATGCTCATCACGCACCATGGGGATCCATCACAGTTGTGGATCGAATGACCGGCTTTGGCTGGCGTGATGTTGAGACGGGATTTTGTGACCCCGATGAAGTTTTCTGGTTAGCCACTGGAAATTTTGACATCAGAGACTTTCCTGATTTATCTATCAGTGAAGCGATTGAATTGATCAAAGAAAACGCAAACACCTGCATCGCCTCTCCCCCTGAATGACACGTTCAACCACCCCCACCACACAGGAGAACAACTGATGACCAAACAAATCACACTTGAAGAAGTCCTAAAGCTTGTTAGTTTTGAGCACGGGGATGCCCTGGGCTGGAGAGTCCGCTCTGTCTTTGGCCACATCTATGGCAATGTCAATGGAGATATCTATGGCGCTGTAAGTGGCGACATCAATGGCGATATCTATGGCGCTGTGGGTGGCAATGTCTATGAGACTATCTATGGCAAAATCAACCATCGTAGGTGGAAGTTTATTGAAACACCTAAAGAGAAACTTGAACGACTGATTGATGGGGCTAGTGAAGAAGAACTTCTTAAACTAATCAACCAACTGGAGAACAACAATGACTGAATCCAACCCCTCTCGTCCGCCTATTGGAATCGAGCCAGAGTACATTTGGAAAACCAAGAGGTTGCATGAACTTGTGTTAGCCGCTGGCAGGCTGATTGACGCAGGCAGGGATGTGAATTTCCAGTGGTATTTAGAGATGAGCAAGTTGGTTGACGACTTGTACGATCATCGACAACAACAACAAAAGGGGAACAACCAATGATTACTAAAAACTTTCAGAAGCTTCAATCCGAAGTAGCAGATCACGTTAAAGCTGATCGCGTTGCGCAAGGCTCTTACAAGACCTGTTTTATAGGCTGTCTCGCCAACGGTATAAACAACCCTGTATTTATTGAGAACGAATACGGGATCCCGTTGATGGTCACCCGCATTGCCGAATCCATTTTTGAGGAGTTACCTGCGGATGAGGCACCTGCGTTCTTCGCTGCAATTCCTCAGGCTATTGGTTCTGATGGAAAAGATTTGACGCGAGTCGGCTGGAAGTTTCTTGCTGCAGAGCTGCGGTCATTACCGCCTGTTCCTGATGACATTCAAGCCGTTATTGGCCCAGTCATTGAAGGCATGGATTTATTAGGAGAAGGCAAGGAATGGCCTGAGGCTACCGTAACCAACCCCGCCTACTGGCCCGTTTCCGCCGCCGCCGACGCCGCCTGCGACGCCAAAGACGCCGCCGCCGCCACCAACGCCGCCTACGCCGCTTGGTCCGCCGCCGCCGCCGCCGCCGCCGGCGGCGACCCCATCCTTTCGCGACGGAGACAACGAGACACTCTGCTGAAGCTCATCAAGGAAGCCCCGATGGAGACAAACTAATGACTGACAAAAAAGAAATTTTCATCAGCATCTCTGCTGGCATTCACTCCAACGGAATTGCTGAACAAGGATTGGAAAGGAAGGTTACACCTGAACAGCTTGTTGAATATCGAAAAATTATCGGCCTCGAAACCGTCACTAAGATTCTTTCTTTGTATTACGGACTGAAGGATAAGGAAGAACCAGTGAGCCACGAACAGGAGGAGTCATGAATGAGCGGAGAGTCTCTTTTGTTGTCTATTCTCGCGCTGCTCCTCAAGGCTCAAAGCGCCACATCGGCAACGGTCTCATGGTCGAATCATCTAAACGGGTAAAACCCTTTAGGGCCGACGTTCGCAGAGCAGCTGAGTCTGCCGCATTGCCGCCTGACTGGCCTATGGCTGCGCCTATGCGTGTCGGCTTTCGCTTTCACTTTGCACGGCCTAAAAGTCATTTCAAGCGCGATGGGGTTGCTTTATCGAAAAGCGCTCCAGAAGAAGCTACCAGCCATGGTTTAGGTGATCTCGAAAAGCTTGCAAGATCGGTCAACGATGCTCTCTCAGGCGTGCTGTTCAATGATGATCGTCAGGTGGTGGAGATGCATCTAGCTAAGGCTTACGACTCAGAAGATCTTGTGATTATTTCTGTCGAGCCCCTTGTCTAGTGCCCTCTTCTGGTCTACCATCTAGCAGAGCCCACTCATCTTTGCCCTATGACTGAAAACAACTCAAGGCTACCTGACCTTTCTGGCATCATTCAAAAGTCTGATGTCTCTAAAAAAGGTTCCGGTTCATACTCTGCTGATTATGTCTCTTGGGCCAGAATTGCCCATTATCTTCATGCCAACGCCAACGGCTGGGAATTTAATCTCCGCATGACCCCAGACAGCACCGGCACGGTTTGGACGGCTCCAGATAGCACCGGCTACGTCATCGGGTATTTTTCTGGCCCTAATGGAGAGTCAACCGCTGACTTCCCGTTTCCCTGCATGGATAACCGTAACAATCCAATCCCGATCGAGAAGGTTTCTTGCCGGGTCTTGACTGACACCCACCGCCGAGCTCTATGCGCCTGCGCTGCATTCACGTTTGGCCTGGGCTTTGAGCTTTGGGCAAAGGCTGAGGTTGCAGACGCACAAGAGGCAGAACAGCATGCCCCAGCCGCCAAGCCAGCAGCAAAAAGCAAATCAACTCCAGCGCTACAACCTGCAGACGCAACCCCTACCGCAGACCAGCCCCTCAGCCACGACGATCGGACGCTCTTGCTCACCTGTATGCAAGAGCTTGACAAGCCAGCGCTAAACAGCGTTCTAGCTGCATTCCGCGAAAGATTTGGTCTCGAACCTAACGCCAAAGTCGCGAACGCTATCACTACTGAAAATCATGCCGACTTCCTCCGCGAGCAACTCGCTCAGCACTAATCAGCACCTAGCTAAGCAGCACCTATTCCAAGCCCTGCACCACCTGCGTAAAATCAATTCTTATGGCAACGACTCAAACGCCCTTCTTGCACGGGCAGCGATCCAAATCCTTACAGAAGTTCCCATTGTTCGGAGTGTGGAACCCTGAAGAGGGTTGGCTTATTGACAGCTCAATCCCGGTTACAGATGGCAGCATCTTATGGACTCAAAACATCTCGCAGGCTCAGGTTTTCAGAACCGAGGCAAAAGCCCTTTTGGCTACAAAACACCTTCGAGATTTTTCACGGATTATTACTGCCGTAAGACCGCTTCATCATGCCGTCAGATAAGCTAAAGCAGCGGCAACTTGACCGCTTACGGGAAAACCGCCTTTTCCATGTTCGCTTAACAGAAGAGCTCGCCTTAAAGCTTCAGCATTACATGCAAGACCAAAGCATGAATGCGAACCAAGCTCTCACCGTAATTATCTCCAAATTCTTTCGCAATTATTGATCATGCTTGTTCTCACTATCTCTGGATACCTTGGCCGCGATCCTGAACTTAAAACAACTAATCAGTCTCAAGTTGCTTCATTCTCTGTTGGTGTCCCTACCGGCAAAGACGAAACCACATGGGTCGATTGTTCTGTCTGGGGCAAACGCGCCGACACTGTGATGGCTTACTTCAGGAAAGGCAGCAAAGTGACCCTTACCGGGTCCGGTAAACTTTGTATTTACGAAAAGAAGGATGGGACGCAAGGCAGCAGCCTTGAAATGAACGTCACTGATTTCACTCTCCCCGCACGGGAAGGAGGGGCAACATCTGCCGCCCCTAGGTTCGAGGATCAGATCCCATTTTGATTAACTGATGGGGCCTCGGCCCCTTTTTTTTGCCATGACTGACGAATCCCGTTACCTCAGCGAACTGTCTAGGTTTCCGCTATTAACCGCAAGCCAAGAAATTCAGCTAGGCAGGCAGGTGAAAAAATACGTTGAACTTAAGGACTTGCCTAAAGATCAACTGGATGGCCTGCAGAAACGACAGATTAAGGCTGGCCTTAGGGCTAAAGAAAAGCTAATCAAAAGTAATATGAAGCTTGCCGCAAGTATTGCAAGGAAAATGTTGGCCAAGGCAAACCCAAAAACCCTGACTTTTTCTGATTTGCTGCAAGAAGGAGCAATCGGGTTGAGTAGAGCGGTAGAACTGTTTGATCCCGAAAGAGGCTATAAATTCAGCACATATTCATATTGGTGGATTCGGCAATCTATCAGCCGTGCAATATACGGAACTGACAGGATGATTCGCGTCCCTGATTCAATGCTCAATAGATTCATAAAAGCACAAAGGATTTTGAAAGATTTTCATTTTGAGCACGGGCATTCACCTTCTACTGAGCAGATCACCGAGCTAACAGGCTTACAACCGGGTGATTTTCAGTTAATGGCGCAGTCATATCATCATAAATCGTCAGACGATCCGCTTTTTTTTGAAGGAGATCAAAAAGTTTCTATTATCGATGCTTTTTCTGATTCAAACCCTAGAGCCGGCAATTTTTTAGAGTCTGAGGTTGAAGTTCAAGAGCAGGTCGAGAAAGCGCTGTTTGCTGTGTCAGAGCTTGACGATGAAAGCAGATTTATTCTCCGTGATTATTTCGGCCTCGGCGGCAATGAAGAAAAAACGCTTAGTCAGATCGCAAGAGAGAAAAATAGTTGCAGAGAAGCTGTCAGGCTAAAAAGAGACAGGGCGTTGCTAAAGATCAAAAAGCAAATGAACATTAGATATTGAAATCTTCTAGTTTTATTTCTAGCTCTAGGATGTGTCCAATGGCTTGACTTATCGCTTGCTCTTTTTCGGCCAAGGTTCTCACGAGTTGGCTGCATAGTTCTCTAATTTCTTTTTCCGTGCCTTGGGTTAAGACGGCTCGTGCATGACGCTCTACCTCGATCTGTTTCTCTAAGCTTATTGATGGCACCAACCACTGAGCAAACGCCATAAGGCCCCCTCGTTGTATTTTCAAATATGGTAGGAAGCACACCCCCGATTATGCAACAGGTTCAAACCGCTACTGGAACGACCTGGCGGGTGACGTTTGCGGGCATCACCCGTGAGCACCAGCAAAAATGGCAAGCTGAAATCTACTATCAGCAGGCAATGGACGCTTACAACGGGATGTTCACGTGATCCAGCGTTCAATACTGGCTTCGCCATCGGCTGACCAAAACGGCTGACACCTGAACCACTCACGCCACGGCTGAGCCCCCTTCTTACCGTTGCATCGCGAACAGCATGCCACGAGGTTCCCAGGGGTTGTCTGGCCGCCTGCTGCCTTTGGGCGCACATGATCTAACGTCGTGTTCCCCGTGGCGAGCTCACCGCCGCAATAGGCACACCTATGATCGAACGCCGTGAGGATGCTGCGCCTAAACCTGGCCTGAGCTGATTTCTTGGGAACCAGCTCGGCGCCATCGATGAACACTCAGTAATCCCAGCGGACCCACAAACCGCCCTCTCTCCGCCCTAGATGGACGAAGCCTCGCGATGCCGCACGGCCAACACTATGCGGCCAATTGTCCTCGCAATACGCCTGAACCGCCCAGATGTCAGCGTTTTTTACATAGAAATCCACGGCGCCTACGCCTTTCTGATCGTATAGGTGCTCACTCTGCGATGCGCCACCAACCGATCTGTTAATTGCTGGTGGCCTGTAGCCGGAGGTGATAATTACGGGTTTTCCGCCAAATTTGACGCGAACACGCTCAAGGAATGCCGCCAGTTCAGCAGCCATATCTACTTGATATTGATGCTCAAAACGCCTCGCCTCAAGCCCAAGCGCAAATTCACCTAGCGTGATATGTGGCGTTAGCCGGGTGCTAAATGGCGACTCTGGCCGGATCATTGCAGGCTCTGGCGCTGCAGCCTGTTCCTTAGCCCATAACATGCCCTCAGCTTTTCGCCTGCGAGTAAGGCCCGCCTCAAACGCACTGCCCGGATTTCGATAGAGCAGCAGCGCATTCGGCACGCTCTGGTAGGTCCGCTCGCGCAGGCAACGGCTAATCGTCTCAAAGCCGGGTTGGCCGTAAAAATAGCTCCCTAGGTTGAACGCGAAACTGATCAGCGCCGATTGCTGATTTTCCTTCATGACGGACCAGTACGGAATTGACCCGGCCAATACCCTAACAATCCCATCAATCGTTTTTTGCAACAGGGCATCGCCGGCCTCTTGGCTGATCCGGTCGCCAGGAACTACCGGGGAACCGTCAGACTTTGTTGTATTCCCCCAGCCGATCGTCCACACTCCGGCAGGACAAAGATAAGCGTCAGGGTGAAAGCCTTCAAACTGCTGGACCAGTGCGATTGCCGCTTGATAGTCGCGCTGCTTACCCGATTGGCTCCACGTTGCAAACCAGCCTCGATCGCGACGCATCGCGATTTCATAGCCGTTTTTGCTTAGATCTGCCTCTAGCTCTTGAATCGCTGCGGCTTGATGCGGCAAGTCTTTGTGATAGCGGAATAGCTGTTCGAGGCTGATCGGCTTACTGTTCGTCATGCCAGGGTGGTTTGATGTGCAGATCGTCAGTTTTGGGCGGTGGCATGACTGGCGGCTGTGACCTATGTCAGCGTTGCCTCAAGCTGACGACGCTGGATGGCGTCAAGCGCGAAATCCAGCGGTGATCGCGTCGAGAATCTGAACAACCACCGCCCGTCAGCAGGGATTAACCCTTTTCCCCCTTCAACGCTCGCAGCGAATGAAAAATAACTTGAATCAAGCTGTTATCGCGCATCGGAGATAGCGCAATGACCTCTGAAGCGGCAGCAATCACAATCCAAGTGATCGGTGATGCCAAGATTTCTTCAATACTCATCGGTCACTCCATTACCTTAAGTGAATTCTAATCCTTCCCGGCTTCTAAAGCCGTAATCCTGTTTCCCTGTTCGTTCAACAATTTATAGATCGCGGTACGATCAGCCTTCATGTCCAGGTGAAGTTCCTGCAGGGCGCTTCCGATCTGTTCAACTGCCCCCGTGAGTTTGGCCAGCGCGATCATCGTCTCTCGTAGCTCATCGCGAGACCGTTGAGCGTTGTCCTTCCCCCGGTTTTGACGGCTTAGAGCCCGATCCCCGAAAATCGCAAGTGACGCTGCAGCCAGCGGAGCAATAATATCAACCACGGCTTAAAGCACTCCCTGCTTTGTCATTTTAGAGGGTCCGGCCTGCCAGCAACAATTGCGACCGCACGCCGGTAAAACATGCAGTCAGTTTTACCAGCCTCTCGAAGGGCTTTTTCAATAGCCCTCCAATTTTCAAGTGTACGGGAATCCATTGGTTAGCTAAAGCGCCCGTTACCGCGTGCCCAGTCGGCAGCCCACACTTGTTCAGGAGTGCGGCCTGATTCTGTGATGTTTTCGACATAGACCCGATACAATCCAAAACCCGTGCCGTAAAGGTCAGCGGTGTATGAGGTATCCATTCCGACTGAAAGCAGCTGATTTGGGTCTTGCGCACCGTCGTGCGTGGTTTGGCCTAGATCCAAACCAGCAGTGCCAAAGTTAGGAGTAGGCAATTCTGCTGTAGGGGTGCTTTCATCCAGGACAGCTTTTTGATACCAGTCTCCGTTGCTGTCTTTATACCAAGCAAAGCCCACGCGATGAATTGCATCGGTTGCGAATCCAGTATGGCTTGATTGGTATTTAGCGTCAGCGGAAATAGTTGTGCTTTGATCCTTCGGAAAACCACTTCCAGTTGACCTCTGAAAATTAATAAAATCTTCCCTGACTGAAACAAACAGCCCAAACCTGCCGATTAGATAGGGCTTGTGGAGCATAAAACTACGATTTGTGCTGCCCATACCGCTAGAAAAGTAGAGCCACATCGACATGCAATAACCATCTGACAAGTCGTTGAAAATATATTTTCCCTCCGTCGCGCTTTCCATGAAACGCGCATAACGACCACTAACCGACCCAGATTGAGCCGGAAAAGTTACTCGACCAGTAGCCTGGTCATGATTCATGATTATTGGCGCATCTGTAGCCGGTCGCGCTGTCGTCTGGCTAGTGATATAGGAGTCGCCTACATTTAGCCCGGTTGCGCCTTCAATACGAGCCAAAGAATACAGGGGATCGGAAGCTGTGATTGTCGCGCCACCGCTCCAAGTGCCAGGGTTCTTGAAGTCCCACAAGAACCGGCTGCCGGCAGCCGGAATGACAGGATCCTTTACCAAAACCGGAAGCGTTGTGTCAGTGAAGTTTGTGCTGAGGCGAGTGATCAGTGTCATGGAAAGTTACCAATTGAAGGACTGAATACGATGGGCCAGGAGAAGATTCAGGTATTCCTCTCCGTAATTATTAAAGTGAACGCCATCGCGTAGCGCACTTCTCGGGAGGTATCCATTGTCTACATCGAACTCAGAATAGCTTAGAGAGGCGTCGATGCTGCCGTTTTGACTGCGCACGATTCCGACGACCTCGTTGCTAATGGAGCTGACTGTCGCGGTGATGTTCGCTGTGTTGCCGATGGCTCCAACCGGTATCGTGAGTACGTCGTTGACGGCATAGTCAAGGCCCCCCTCCCGAACCCATGCGCTCTGGACGACTCCACCAGATGCTACGATCCCTAGCCTGCATCGGGCTTTGGACGACGGGTTGTTGTTAGGGTCTGGCGTCGTTGTATCTACACTCAGGTAGGTGCCGTCTGTAATCCCACTTGATCCATCTGCGGTTAATGAGATGGTTGAAACGGCGTTAGTCGTTGGAATTACGGCTATTGACGTGCCGTTGTAAGTTTCAAACGGAGCCTGCCATCCAACCACTGAGTCGGCGTAATCGCTTGGATGATTTGTGTTGAACCAGTCCTTGAATGATGGAATGCTGCCTGCACCGTTAGCAAAATGAGAGGTATAGTCATAATATATGTCTGAAAACTCGTCTTTATAGATTATATCTCTAATGTAATTCGTGCTTCTGCTGGTAGGGTTTGACCTTTGCTCATAAAGCAGGATTACTCGTTTGCTTATCGGCCTTAGTTGCGTCAGCATAGCGTTAAGTACATCGCGCTCAATGTCCACCGAAAAGGCGTAGTTATCAGCCGCAAAGCCACCTGGAGTGTGCGCTCCAAAGGGCCACAGGATGCTAGTGAACTGCACATGCTCTCGATTGGTCAGAGCGTTGCCTAGTGTGTTGTCGTAACCGTTGCCAAGGACTTTGATGTTGACTGGATTAGTCACTGTTACGGAGGTTCCGCTGGATTTGCGCTTGAATACATAACCACTTGCGTGATTGGATCCGATACGCCAGATATTGCCCTCCACTCCGTTGATAGATACGTCAACCAACTTGTATGAACTGTATTGCGCATTGGGGGGATCCGATGCCTGCCACGTTCCATAAGACAGGGGATCCTCGTCTACGGTCCACCCTTGTGTAGCTATAAGTGCAGCGTGTTTTTGAATGTTACCTGTAAGGATTGAGTTTCTAAAGTTACCGATAGAAACATAATCGGAATTTAGCGCTGGGATCGTGCCGGTCGTGTTGCCCGGACTGATTTCACCTGTCCAGTCTGTTGCGCCTTGCCTCATGGCGACCACAATCGACGATTGCCCTCCGTAGCCGAAGTTTCTGATTGTTCGAGATGTGATGTCACCCAGCCCAGTAAGTGCCGTTCCAATGCCTGCTTCTTGACCAGAAGCCATTGAATCGCCCCACCAGGCAATATCCGTTGAGCTGACTGCAGGGCACTGATAGTCCCCATCAGCATCCATCACATAGGGTTCTGATGCCTCATTTCGGGTGGTATAAAATAATATCCGCTTTTCAGTTTCATCTGTAAACGAAATCCCAGTGTTGTCTCCTTGGCTCGTCAGTTGGCTTTCAATGCCGTTGTAGTGACGATAAATTTGGTTGTTTGTGCCGTCAAAACGTGACTCAAACAACCCTAGCGACCCGCCCGCTATGCTGTTAGAAGTTACAACTACCGGCTCCCCCCTAATCGTCAATTCATCAAAATCAGCCTTGGGGAAATATTGTTTGCCTGATGCAAGAATAGCGCGGGAAATTCGATTGTTATCGTCTAACTCAACTTTTGCATAAGCTTCATAGCCTAGTTCTGTTTTTGTGGCAACTGCTCCGTTAATATCAAACGATCCATCAGACTTAAGGCCATATCCAACACGCCCCGCAGAATCAACAACGGCATGGCTGTATCCCGATCCCTCCGTGTAAGATAAATTTTCTTCTGAAGATGAGCCATTAAAAAACAAAGAGGAATTAGTCTTAATTGATTCTTCTGCAACCCATGCCTGATCTGCTTCATTCCATTCAAATTTGACGTTATCTGCTGCACCTCGATCAACTTCAATGCCTGCGCTGCCTAATGAAACTCCATTGCCTGATTCTCCCTTATTCAAGAGAATTGTATTGTCTTCAATAGTTAGGTTAGTTACGTCAATGGTGACGGTTTCGCCTTGAACTGTTAAGTTGCCTTGAACAGTGCTATTGCCCTCAACAGTGCTATTGCCCTCAACAGTGCTGTTGCCTTGAACAGTGCTGTTGCCTTCAATAGTGTTATTGCCTTGGACTAAAGCCTTTCTGATCGCAACAGTACCATCCTTCTTAATGCCCCAGGCAATACGCCCAGAAATATCAACTTCAACCCGCGCATAGTCAGATCCATCTGCAAAACTAACATCTTCTTGAACTTTTGCGTTGTCTAAGTCAATGTTGCCGCTTGGAACACCAAAAGTGCCGTCATGCTTAAGGCCATATCCAACACGCCCCGCAGAATCAACAACGGCATGGCTGTATCCTGAGCCCTCCGTATAGCTGTTATTATCTTCAACCTCGGCGCTGCCAATCCGTAGCGGATTAAATGTGTCGTTTAGAAATGCAGCTGCAAATCGTGTTCCAGTTGCAAAAGTAACGTCACTTGTATAACTTTGACTTGAAACAAATGAATATGTGGTGCCGCTGCGGCTTAGCGTTCCATACACCGTACCTAGCACGCCCGTGATGCTGGTGCCGTCTGTCAAATAGGACGAATCAGCAACGCTGACAGTAAGCGGGCCAGCGCTACCGGCGGTGAGCGTTGCCGGTGCCGATAGCAAAACAGATGCTGTGCCTTCAACCAACGCAAAAACACGCTGCACTTCTGCAACAACCTCGCTCCATAGCGTGCCACCTATCGATGTTGAGCTGATCGTCCCCCAGCCCAGTGCGTAATCACCTGCGCCAGCCTTATACAGAACCTGCTGCTGAGTGCCACCTGGCAGCATCGTGACACGGTTGATTGTGCCATCGGTTTTTTTTAGATAGATATGACCGTCAGCTGCTTGAATCGCCAGCTCACCGATGTCAATTTCAGAGGCTGCTGGTACGTCGCTCTCGGTGATCGAGTGCTTATGGATAATGATGTCGGTCATCGATGCCTACTCCAGTCGCTGCCGTTTAATGCCTTCATCATAAGCGTCACAACCCTTCGAGCAGTTCAACCTCACGCACGGTCACGAATGCAGCTGATCCCGTGATGATGTCAACTGCAGTTGTGCTAATCGCATTTGATGTAATGATGATTTTTGTTCGGTAAAACAAGTCCCCAGGCTCTTTTACAACGCTTGCGCTGTCTGATCGCGCTGCTTCCTCAGAGATCATCCAAAACTCTGCATCGGCCTCCGCCTGATCTTGAGTCTCAAGCAAAAGCCTCATCAAGTTGCTTGTGCCAGATCGTGCCATCAGCGCGTATTGCCTCGGCGCTGGCTCTACTCCTGTAACGCTTGCATTGTTGTAATTCCCGGTTGAGCTGGGGTTATCTGTGATGCTGGCATCAACCAGCGTCGTCACATCGGCTGAACCTGTCCAAAGAACAGCATTTTGATAATTAGGGATGCTAATAATGGTGCTGTTTTTTGGGTCGATTGTTTCACGTTCAACTATGAAATCAAATGTTCCGCCGCCCTTAATGGTTGATTTGACGCCATCAAAGAATTTATCTCCGAGACCAGTGGTATCCAGCTCTTGCGCGTCAAGGCTTAGGTTCCAACTTTTAAGGCCACATTCAATCCGCCAATCATTCACAAGACGAAACTCAAGTGTGTCACTGGGCTGGATTAAATCAAGGCTTTCGCGGTCTGCCTTGACGTTACGCAAAGCTGAATTTCTGTTTCGATAAAACGCGATGCGGTTGAGCTGATCGACGCTGATATAAAGCTGATTTTTATATGGAGTGCCTCCCAGTGCTGTTGGATATGGCTCGGTGTAGTCAACCATCTCTAACCTGTCGCGCCATTCAAAAGGAATGTTCGCTACATAAGCTGGGACCAATCCCACGTCTGATGATGACGTATTTGGCCAGTTTGTCGTTGAGGCAATCTCGACGAGATCGCCGTTTCTGTATCCCGTCTGAGTCAATGTATAGAGCTTTTGCGTTTGATTTATTGCGCCAAAATTTATTACCTCAGGCTGAGGGGCAGAACGCTTGATTACGATGCGGCCAAATGTGCCAAGAACAGCCATTACGTCGAGGAGACAGTTAGGTCACCAGTAAACGTAAATGCAACATTTGTACTTGTGACATCACCCACAGTTACGGTTGAACCTACGCTAGTAATCAACACACTGCCTGAAATCGTCTTGCCTGTGGTCAGCGTCAGCGTTGCGGTGATGCCGCCTTGCGAATCAGTATTTATTTTGGCGTAGACATCATCAAGCAAACTGTTTTCATAAAGCAAAGTTGCGCTACCTGTTGCACCACGCAATCCCGCTACATAAGCCCTGCTGGATTCACCTAAGTTTGTGGTTTCTAGCGTATCGCGTGAAATGTCAATGCTTGCATCACGGACTACAACCGTTGAGTTGAGCCCGGTGATCGCAAAGTTGCCTGTAGTGCTGGT